TGGTTAAATATATCACTCATCACATCTTCTTCACCAGGATAAACATCAGCCACAATAGAATCATGAACTGTGTTTACAAGTAAACTTTTTACTCCTTTATCTTTCATTAGTTTGTATATATTTATACAAGCTAAAGGTACAATGTCAGCTGTAGCAAAACCTTGTACAGGATAATTTTTTATTTGTGTTCCATATGTAGATCCACCCCAAGGAGTTCTTTCTGCATAAGGAAAAGAATATTCTCTACCAGTTGGTAGCTTAATTCTTTTATATCTTATTGCTTCACTTTGCAACTTATCATGCCAAGTTTTTATATCTTTATATTTTTCTAAAAACTTAGTATAATATCTTTTCTCATCTTCAGTTCCTGTTACACCACCATACAAAGGTTTAAATGTATGTGCTTTTGCATCCTGTCTGGATACACCAATAATATCAGCAGTATACTGATGCACATCTATTTTATTTTTTATATCTTCCATACCTTGTTTGTCTTGTGCAAGATAAACTGCAGTTCTAAATTCTAGTTGTGCAAAGTCTATCTCTAATATCTTACCTCCATCAAATCTAGATGTAACAACTTTACGAATAGGAAATGTCTTACCTCTAGGTTGGTTTTGAAAGTTAGGATCTCTACTAGATAATCTACCTGTAGCTGTAACTGCCTGCATAAACTTAGGATGTAAAAAACCTTTTTCATTTGTAAAATTTTTTAATCCTTCTACAAAAGTATTTAAATAAGTGTCAACTGCATTGTGTCTTACAACTGCATCTATAAATTCTTTAAACTCACCTTCAGCTTCTGCAGCAATCTTACTCAAAGTTATCTTATCAGTTCTAAATCCAGACTCAGCTACATCATAAACTGATTTAGGTCTTTGTCTAAATCCTGCATACTTAGCCATCTCTGTGTATACATATCCATCTCCATCACAATCAACACACTTACTATAATTTTTAAAAGGGCTACCATCTTTTTTAATTCTTTTAATAACACCTTTACCTTTACATCCCATACATTGACTAGCAACAGTTCTAAATATTGGAGTTGTATTATCTGTAACTAAGTTTCTAAATTGTAGTCTAGAATACTGTGGTCTTTTTTTATTTTTACCAGTATTTTTATCTATACCAATATTAAATATTTTACACCACTCTTTTTTATCTTTTGGTTTTATAGAATATATTAACCAAGATAATTGTTCTGGACTAGATAAATTAATTTTAGTATCTCCCATTTGTTTATATACAATCTTATCTATCTTTTGTTTTAAATATGCAAACTCTGCTCTAAACTCTCGTTCAACATTATTTAAATCTTCTACATTAATGTTAATACCATTACGTTCCATGTCAGTTAAGACAACTAAAAATTCATTCATCATCTTAGCTGTCATTAATAAATGTTTGTTCTTTTCTAATTTAAAGTCTGACATTTGAGAATCAAATAATCTTCTAGTTATCTGTACATCTATCTTGCCATACTCTTCTACAACATCTGCAGGTATGTTTTCAAATGATACACCTCTATCCATCCACTCTTTGATAGCACTATCTTTAGATCCTATCTTTCTTCTACGACAACACATTTCAAGTGTCAAACTTTTTCTAATACCTTTGTTAAGTATATACTCCCCCAACATAGTATCATAAACTCTACCACTATATTTAAAACCTGCTTCAAGTAACCACATTAAATCAAATTTAATATTGTGTCCAACTAATAAAGTTGTCTTATCTAATGTCTCTTGTATCTTGTGGAAACATCCTTCGTCAATTCTCTCACTGTGATTTGTAAAATAATACTCATCACCCCAATAAGAATTTAAACCTACACTTACTAATATATTATCTTCATGAAATGGTGATGGATCATAACCACCATTATCATTTTTTTGCCAAGATGTTTCTACGTCTACTGTCGTAATCATACTTCGTACCTACTTATACCTCTCCTAATGGTACACACAGGTTCACCATGATAACCATTAATTTTATTTTTACTTATACATAATGTTCTTATTCTATTTTCTAAATCTGTATTAGCATTTCTACCTATACCAATAATTAAATCAGCTTCGGCTGCCTTACCAGTTTTAGAGTTTTCCATTTGGTCAAATGAAATACTGTTTCTATTATGTGCATCAGCAGATGCTTGAGATATTGCAATCACTGCACAGTTTCTACGTTTAGCTATCTCTCTTACACTAGTGTATATCTGTCTTAACTTTTCATCTGTCCTTGCATATGTACCAGTTACATTAACTTTATCCAGCTGATCAATGACTATTATATCTGGTTTATACTTCTCACAGTGTGCATCTATATCATCTATAGACCAATCAACTGTATCAAACATAGATATATTATCTTTTATATCACTCCATATATTCTGTGCCTCTGCTTTATCTGCAAGTATCTCATCTCTAGTCATGCCAGTATAACAAGATATTGCTCTAATCTGTGTTCTAATTGCAGGTTCTTCATTAATAAATGCGTGTACCTTTGCACCTTGAGAGCAAAATCCATCTGGCCCTGCACATAAGCTAACCCAGAAAGCTGTCTTACCTGTCTCTGGTCTGGCAAATCCAATCATAAGATTACCTCCACCAATACCACCAACATGATCTCTTAAAACAGGAATATTAAATTTCCATTTAGTAGTTACATCCAATAGATCCATAACCTCATCTATGTTATTTGTAACTGCAGGGTTTTTATCTTCACTAGTATTTGTCTTGTGACTATCTATCATTGAAGATATCTCATTAAAGTTTGCCTCTTTACCATTAAATATTTCTGTAGCTTCAACAGCTATCCTTTGTGCAAGATCTCTGTCAGATAAGATACGCATAATATCTTTTGCTATTTCTTTATTAGGTTCTACAACTTCTTTAATATCTTCAACTAACTCACTAAACTTTTCTTTAGCTACACGAGTTAATGCAGGATTAAATATTGCAGTGTGTAAAGAATATAAATCATCTACCTTTATATCTTCTTCGTATTTAGAGTGAGCCTTTTGTATTGTATCATACAAAGAACTTATATCTCCAGAAAATATTGTGGATGATATAGAGCCTTTATACTTTGTATAAAACTTTTTATTAAGCATCAGCCTAATCATTTGTTTTTCTATCATCTTCTTTCTTTCGCTTTCTGCCATGCTAATTGTTCTTCTAGTATGGCTGTTATTTTTTCTACTTTACTTTGATCTCTTTGAGTCCATTCAGATTTAT